CCACAATTAGCTCATGTCATACAAAGTTATGATACAGCGTTCAGTAAAAAAGAAACAGCAGACTTTAGTGCAATAACAACGTGGGGTGTATTTAAACCCGTGGAACACGGCCCATGGCACATCATCCTTCTTGCTATGCGTAAAGGCAGATGGGATTTTCCCGAGCTCAAAGAGATAGCGCTAGATGAATATAAATACTGGGAACCTGAAACAATCTTGATAGAAGCGAAAGCTTCTGGTATGCCCTTAACACAGGAGCTACGTCAATTAGGAATTCCTGTAGTAACTTATACGCCTAGTAAGGGTAATGATAAGCATGTACGTGTCAACTCCGTGGCTCCTATTTTTGAAGCGGGACAGGTATGGTGTACCGAGGACCGTTGGGCAGAAGAAGTGATTGAAGAATGCGCGGCTTTCCCTTATGGTGATCATGACGATTTAGTCGATTCAACAACCCAAGCGTTGTTGCGTTTCCGTCAAGGGAACTTTATACAATTAGATTCAGACTACAAAGACGAACCGCGTCTCGTTGTCGGCATGCAGGAGTATTATTAATGAGTGCAAAAATTATAGAGAGGCTAAGAAAGAAAGCTTTTGATTTTGCAATGGATCAAAATCCTGATAAGGCACGTGAGGCCCTTGCACAGATAAAAATTGTAGAAAATCAGATGAAAGATTCTGCACAAAAAAAGATAGGTCTAGAAACAATAACAACGGCTGATACTTTAGCAGAAAGACCTGTATTAGATTTGGTTGCACAAAGATTACAAAGAGAACAAGAATTATTAAAAGTACAAGCCGATAGAGCTAAAAAATTAAAAAATAAAGGTGTTAATGATTCTTATTACAAAAGATATATTAAAGAAGATTCTCGTTTCGGAGACGCTAATACAGCGGATGAATACCAAAAGGCTATTAAAAGTTATGCTATGAGAGAGGCTAATATTTTAGGAAGTCACCCTGAGTATAGAAATACACCTTACGACATTCGACTAGAGATTGCAACAAATGTAATTAAAAGACAAGCTAATAAAGATATTCTTAATAAAAAACTTTATATTAATTATGGAGGTAGGGATTTAAATGATGTCGGAGGTTATACAACTAACACTCCAAAAGAATTACAGGATCAAGAAAATTTTAATGTGTATGCTGATGACTTACTTGATAATTTTTATGCAGGTAATGATGTTATTCCCTATAAAGGTAATGATGGTTTAGTTTATACAAATGCTGATGAAATAAACAGAGTTAAACAAGTAGAAGAAATAGAGTATCGTGAAGGACTGCGAATGGCAGAGGAAAATAGATTAGCCACTTTAAAAGCTAATGAACTAGCCGATTCAATTAAAGAACAAAAATATATAAAAAAAGCAAAAACATCTAATTATGATGCAACATTAAAACCTGATTTTACAAGAGAAGGATACACTAATTATAAAAACAAAGTTTATAATAGATTAAAGAAAGGTACTTACATAAAAAGAGATTTTAATGGGAAACCTATTTTAGACGAAGATGGTAAGATTCAAGTTTTAGATTGGACTAAACAAAGAGATTTACTTGAAATTAATATTCAAAGAGAAAAAGATATGAAAACTCCTCCTGGAGTAAAAAAATTAATTTACATACCTCCCAAGATACCTAACCTTGAAAAGGGACATGAATTAATGAAAACAAGAAGATTAGCTATTCTTGATGCAGATGATAAAGTTAATTTAAAACAGATACAATATCCAACATTTTTTACAACAGAACCAAGAAACAAAATTCATATTCGTTTGGAAACAGATCTTGTAAAAGTTCTTGACGGAATTAAAGATTTATCTTCTACCTTGTTACGAAGTGCAGATTCAAAAAAAATGTTAAAAAAATTAGAAAAAACAAGAGATGCTATTGTAAAAGATATGAAAATACTTGGATTAGAATCTAGAATATTAAATGAAAAAACTAATAAATTTAGAGCATATGGACAAGCTTTTTATGATTCTGGTCAATTAATTAATTCTTTAAAGGGTATAAAAAAATTTAATTACATTGGAAGTAATTTAGATTTAGATCCTTCAAAGATGAACAGAAATATAAAAAATTTAGATGGTGAGTTTGTATTACCTGATGGATTTGAAGATGGGGGTTTCGCTTCCTTTGAAGAAGTGCTAGAATATAACAATGGCTGAAAAAGATGATATTTTTGAAGAACGTTCTGCTGATGAAATAAGGCAGGATCGTGAAGCTGCGATAATACAAAATCTTAGTAAGATTATTCCTAACGCTGCTGATTGGGCAACAGAAGAAATGATATTTCCTTTGTATGCTCCGACTGCATTATTAAAATATTCTATGGAACTTGTAGGAGGCCCACCAATACCACCCGCATCTGTTATAAATAATTTTATGGGGGCTCTTCAAGCAGAAGAATACGCTGCAGGAACAGGTCCAATACAAGAAGGCACATATGATGTTGCAAGTTCGGGAGTCGGGCTACTTGGCGGTGCTATTGTATATGAAGCCGCTCTTGATAAAATAAAAGCAAACAATCCAAAAGTATATAAGCAACTTACAAGAATGTTTCCTTACTTTGTAGATCATGTTCACAATAGAGCACCAGGAATACTAAAAAATGTAAAAGGTGCAACTAAGGGCACAAAAGCATTGAATTTTGTAAAAGGATTTGGTTCTCAAATAAAACACATGGCATTACCATCTAAAGATGTAATGCTTAGAGCATTACGAAATTCTGCTAATATTGCAAAAGCAGGAACAGGTATAGGTCTCGTTTCTAATCTTTTATCCTCAACGGCTCTTGCCGATGGAACTATTGACGGTCCTTTAAAAAATATGGCAGCTTTTAAATTTTCTCAACATTATGGTATGAACATAAAACCTGAAGACGTTTCAATTAATGACATCGGTTACATAGTAATAAACAATCCTAGTATAAATGGAGAACTTTATAATAAAGGATTAATTAGTGGCACAGGCGCTCCATCTATATTGTACGATGATATGTTTAATTTTATACATGGTGATGGTAATTACACGGTAACACAAGAAGATGCGGATAAAGCAAACGAAGAGTACAGAGCAGAAAAGGAACGTTATGAAAAATTACCAATAAATAGAAAAGCAGGAGAATATCTTGGTGAGTTATTTACAGACGTGGGTTCTCGAAAATTACCGCAAGATATAAAAAACATAGCAGGTTTACCAAAAAACCTTTTTAATAATTTAATGGCTATGCCTTTAGTTTCTTCAAGTGTAGAGTCTTTTAAAAGAGAAGTTGGTATAGGACAAGATGAGGAACCTTATGATGCATTTACTATGACAAACGAGGGTATAATTGCAGAAGCAAAAGATATGGCAGAGAACGAACAATACATGACAGATAAAATGAATCAGACTTTACAGCCAGCACCTTTTGTAAACAAAACAGCAGGTCAAGTCTTTGAAGAGGCAGAACAAGTTCGCCCTAAAATTAGTATTGAATTTAATGATGGAACTGTATACCCCGAGCAAATGGCCATGGGCGGTGAGCCAGGTCAATTTACTGATTCTATGATTACAGGTTTAGAAGAAGACGTGAACGTGAATGATATAATTAATCAAACAGGTTTTGAATCTATGTCCGACTTTGATGTTTTTGAAGAAGCAAAGAAAAAAGGATATGAAGAAACAGAAGTAGCAATGTCATTACTTGGTAAAGTTCCTATCTGGGCAATTGGCGATGTGCCAAAACCAAATATACTTACTCAAGATTTAACAAAAAATCAAAAAAAGATCTTAGATAATATATCCAGTAAACTTGGATCAGAAGAAGAGGTTTTACAAAAACTAGAAGATATTGATATTTTAGAAACGCCGTCAGGTGAAACAACTGTAGGCACTGTTAAAACAAAAAAGACAATCATTGATTCACCAGAGTCTGCAGAGAATATGTTTTACTCGGGCCTTGAAGCACGGCTCATGGACCCTAACACACCAAAGACATTTAACAGTGTAGAAGACTTTTATAAATTTTTACAGAGCAAACAAATTTCTAAAAAAGAAGTAAACGATAATATCCTCGATAACTATCTTGCTATTGCTACAAAAAACAAAACACCATTACAAACAGCAGACATGCTGAAGATTGTGCGTCAAGCACCAATGCGTAAAGTAGAATCAGTTATTTATGGCGATTCATATTATGGTGGTAAAAAACCAGCAAAGTATCCTGGTTATCAAGAAAAGGGAGCGTTACCTGATAGTTATAGAGAATCAGTATTATACCTTGATCCAAAGCATATCCCACAAGACCCTGATAAAATTCCAGGAAGTGTCCATGATTTTGAAGAACGATACGTGATCGGTTGGTCGCGGAAAACGGACCGTAATGCAACATTACCTGTAGAAAAAACAGCACAAGGAATTGCAGCCACTGTTGATCCTGCTATGATTCGTACACTGAAACGTAATCAAAAAACATTGGATAGACAATTAAAAGGGTTAGAGACATCTGCTATGCGAAAACTAGAGCGAGAAGGTTTAATAGATGTTGATGATATAGATAATCTAACAATGGCCGAAATAAGAAATATTTTAGATACAGATACTATGGCACGACTACGAAGTATTGATGAGCCATTAGAACAACAGATTTTACAATTTAGAATGAAGATTGATAGTGACGCCGCAAAGCTACAACAAATGGAAGCCGCAACAAAAGGACAAAAAACTATTGTAACGTTTGCTGATGAAATACAATCGGATATTTTACAACAAGCAAAAAAATTAGAAAATGATTTACGTGAACAGTTAGGTGCTATTCTTGATTTACCAAAAGAAAGAAGAGCAGGCGCTCTTGCTCAAGAACGTACACGATATCAAGGTAGTGCAAGAAATGTAGAGCCTGAAGTATTAGATTTTTATACACAAAATGAAACTATCTTTAGACCTATGTTTAACACAGCAGAAGAGATGCAAGGTTTTGTTGATGAGTTTCAAAAAAACAAAGTAGCTATTGATGTCGTAGCAAAAGGTGGTCCTGCACCAAGTGATGAAGCTATTAAAGCAATGAATATAGCAATTAAAAAAGAACAGAAAATGTTGGAAGACTTAAACATTGGACTGAGTGAAGGTGCGATGAAACAATTATTCCCGAATGTACCATTTAAGAACAGAGAAGAGTGGGGAGATATATTAATCAAAAGAGATTTAACAGAAGCGGCTCAACGATTGTTTATTGACAAAGTAGACGGCGCTGCGCAGTGGTACGCTGTATCTCCTGCTAATTTAATTAAAAATAGATACGGTCAAAGTGGAGGGACTGCCGTACCAATCAATCAACGTACTAAAGATATGAAGGGCATTGGTACAGAAGAATTTTATGGGGGACCTGATAGCGTAGATTATAAAGGAAAACATTATACATCAACAGTAGAAAAAGCATTAAAACGTGCGGCTAATGAAAATAACTCTGAGTTTAAGATTATCGAGGTCGACGGTGTTGGTAAAGTTTTCGCTATTAAATTAACACCAGAGATGTTACTACCACATAAAACTCATAGAAAAGATGGAGGAATGGTGTATACTCCAGAATTAATTGATATATTTGAGGCAGCATAATGGCAGTAGAAAAACCAATAGGATTTATACCAGAACAAGAACAAGCTATTGAACAAATGATAGAGGTAGAAGGCAATACTTTTGCTGATGATTTAGCCCCTAATGTTGAAATGATGGAAGATGGTTCTGCTCTTATTGGTGAGCAAGAACAAGTTATTACTTCTTCTTTTGACATGAATATCGCAGAAGTTTTAGACGACGATACTCTTAACCTTATATCTAGTGAGTTACGTCAAGCATTTGAAGATGATAAAGCATCAAGAAAAGACTGGGAAGAAACATACAAAAAAGGATTAGATCTTCTTGGATTTAAATACACAGAAAGATCACAACCTTTTCAAGGTGCGAGTTCCGTGACACATCCTATGTTGTCCGAAGCAATTACACAATTTCAAGCACAAGCTTATAAAGAATTATTGCCAAGTGGCGGACCTGTAAACACACAGATCTTAGGAAATACTTCAACACAAAAAGAAGAACAAGCTCAACGTATTAAAGACTACATGAATTATCAGATCACGTATGAGATGGAAGAATATGATCCCGATATGGATTCACTATTATTTTATTTACCACTATCAGGATCTGCTTTTAAAAAAGTTTACTATGATGATGGACTAGGAAGAGCGGTATCTAAATTTGTACCGAGTGATGATTTGTATGTACCTTATCAAACAACAGACTTTCCTTCTTGCGAAAGAATAACTCACGTCGTTAGACGAACAAAAAATGACATAACAAAAATGCAAGTAGCTGGAATGTACAGAGATGTAAATCTATCTGTTCTTAATAATGAAACAGCACTGCAAGAAGAAGAAGCAAAACTTTCTGGTATTAGAAAAAGTTATCATGATGAAGACTATCAATTATTAGAAATGCATGTAGATTTAAATATTGAAGGTATTGATAGTGAAGATGGAATTAAAGTTCCTTACATCGTAACAATTGATGAGGGCTCATCAAATGTTTTATCCATATATAGAAATTATGATGAACAAGATGGTAAACAAAAAAAACGTCAGTATTTTGTTCACTATAAATTTTTACCTGGTTTTAGTTTTTATGGCTTTGGTCTTATTCACATGCTTGGTGGTTTATCAAGAACGGCAACTGCTGCACTTAGACAATTACTGGATGCAGGAACATTATCTAACTTACCTGCTGGTTTCAAAGCTAGGGGACTTAGAGTTGCAGATGATGATACTCCTTTACAACCAGGAGAGTTTAGAGATGTAGATGCACCTGGCGGAAGTTTACGAGAAGGATTAGTTCCTTTACCTTACAAAGAACCAAGTGGTACGTTATTTCAACTATTAGGTTTTTGTGTAGAAGCAGGATCTAGATTTGCTGCTGTTGCTGATCAAAAAGTAGGAGACGCCGCTCAAGCAGGAGCACCTGTTGGAACAACAATGGCATTGATGGAACGTGGTGCGCGAGTCATGAGTGCTATTCACAAAAGACTACACTACGCACAAAAAATAGAATTTAAATTACTAGCTAAAATTTTTGCAGAATCTTTAGATCCACAGTATCCATACGAAGTTGGCACTGATCAAATACAAGGTTTAAAACAATCTGATTTTTCAAAAGATATTGATATTATTCCTGTATCAGATCCAAACATATTTTCTATGGCACAACGTGTTACGTTGGCACAAACACAATTACAATTAGCTCAAGCTGACCCTGCTTCACACAACATGTACGAAGCATATAGAAGAATGTATCAAGCACTTGGTGTAAAAGATATTGATGTTATACTTCCCGTTCCTTCAGAACCTCAACCAATGGACCCTGGAACGGAAAATTCAGGCGCTGTAACTGGACAACCTCTTGTAGCATTTAGAGGACAAAATCATAATGCTCACCTTGATGCTCATAGAGCGTTAATGTCATCCTTTTTAGTAAAAAGTAATCCTCAAGTTATGGCTATTTTACAAGCACATATCATGGAGCACGTTAGTATTCAGGCAAGAGAAGAAGTTGAAGAAGAATCTAAACCTGAAATAGATCAAATAGCTGCTCAATATGGTGGTCAAATCCCAGAAGAGCTACAATTACAGGTTCAAGAACGTATTGAAAGTCAAGTTGCAGAAAAAGTAGCAGAAATGACGGATGAAATGGTTCAAGAAGAGGCGGAAGTGGTACAAGAAATGAATGAAGATCCACTTGTAGGGCTAAAACAACAAGAAATTGACCTTAGAGCGCAAGATATACAAAGAAAAGCAATGGTTGATGAAGCTCAAATAGGTATTGATGAGAAAAAACTAAGTCAAACAGCAAAAATAGCGCAAGATAGAATAGATTCACAAGAAGATATTGCACAATTACGTGCAAATGTTAATTTATCTAAACAAAATCAAAACAATGCAAAGCGCAACAGATAAATTACAAGAGTATATTAACGAATTGATGAATTTTTCGGATACAGCCGTTACAAGTCAAGAAGAACAAATACTTTTAGCGGGTGCAATGATGGGTGTAGCAAAAATACTGTATCACAACAATCTTTCCGAACAAGAATATGATAATATTATGAATCATAATGGAAGAGACTTGCTAAATCTTATAAAACCAACTATACATTAATTGTTATGGGAAAAGATTCTAAAACAAAATTTGGCATGTTGTCTGTAGAAGCAGGCATAGATAATAATCCTAAACCTACACAAGCAGATAGAATAGCGGGAGCTACAAAGAAAGCTAATGGCGGCGAAATAAATGGTTTAAAAAAAATGGGCATGAAAGCAGGTGGTTTAGCAGGTAGACTGGCTCAACGTGGCTATGGAAAGGCAAGAAGATGAAGTTTAAAAATGCAAAAATGACTACTGTTACTCAAAAAAATCCTTTTCCTAATAGAAAAATAGCTTCAACAGCAGAGCAAGTTTTCTCTCCTTTTGTAGTAAAAGATAA